ACACTAGCCGCACCAAGGAACTGCTAAGAGAGTTCCAGACAAAGTTCATGGGGCATCGTAGGCAGAACCGTTCCCATTTACCGAAAAGAATCCTGCATGAGATTGCAGAGGCTTGTGTTTGCTATTGGCTAACAGACGTTTGCCGAGTTTGCAAAGGAGTCAAGTTCGAGAAGCTAGAAGCGAACGAACAAGTCCTGAGTGACAAGCCTTGTAAGCGTTGCAAAGGTACGGGTAAAGAAGTGCCTCCAAACGCACAAGATGTTGGTCTGGATGAACTAGACAATAGCCGATTCCGAGAGGAATTTGCAATAGGTCTAGAAATTCTTGAGGATGCTTTCCGTGACTATGTCGAGCGTCTGGCTCGCAAGTCAAAAAAATAAGGGGCCGAAGCCCCTTTTGTTATGGGTTGTATCCCCACAAAGTGTTTGTCTTAAGTCTATCTAGAGATTCAGACCAAGTGAAGTGAGGCATATCTCGTCCGTCACTAAACTTAATGTCCTTGCAGTATTCATCGCCTTTTATTTTGTATGTAAGTCCTCGCTTTTTGCATTCACTGCGAAATGCTGCGTAGGCTTTGCGTTCTTCCTTATCTACAAACTTTTGCGGCTTGAACATTCCGCCAAGCATTTTGCCAAGGCTTGTCATGAATCCTCCGTGTTAAAGAACGTGTCGGGATGCCGACAACACCATTGTCTCATACTTTTTGAAGTTCCATGTTCAGAGTTTCTTATGCGACCTATAAGGTTTTACTTATAGTTGACACGCGGACGGAAACGGACTATTGTTGCTGTGTCTGATGTGGCAGTCAGACATTCTGCTTGGGAGCATAAGAAGTACCAAACCCTGTTTAGATAGGGGCTTGTGTGGTCTTAGACGCTTTCCCGAGCGAGTGTCGATGACTGCCTCGCCAAGGCCGAGCCTCTATCTAAGCGGGGTTTTTCTTTGGGTCAGACCGTACTGGTCACGATAGCAATGCGCCTGTAGGGGGCGGCTACCAAGAGAACCCGAGCGCCATTACCCAGCGCAGCTAGACTTCCATAGGTACTAGCACGAACGAGGACGGCATTTTGATGCTGGCGATTAGCACCCGTAAGGTGGCCTCGGAAGAAGAATATGGCTGGCGACAGAGAATGGGATTATTTTCCCATTAGGTCTTTTCGATGGGGACATCAAAAGCCATGGGTTTCCTATTGACTAAAGAAAATACAAGACTTAATATCGAATCAAGAACTATAACTATTGACCAATTCATAGTTGTGGTTCCTTTGCCTCCGTGTAGTACCTTAACCCGCTTCGGCGGGTATTTTTTTGGAGAAAGCCATGCCAATGGTCGGTAAAACTAAATATCCATATACCGCTGCCGGTATTGAAGCCGCTAAGAAAGCATCTGCCAAAAAGGGCAAGCCTGTTGCCAAGAAAACTTGGAAAGGTATGGAGAAGAAGAAATGAAGCCGGGTCTCTACGCAAACATTCACGCTAAACGCAAGCGTATCGCTGAAGGCTCGAAAGAGAAGATGCGTAAGCCGGGAACCAAAGGCGCACCTACAGCCAAGGCATTTAAGGCTGCTGCGAAAACGGCTAAAAAGTGATTATCTGGTTCAATCTTTGGCTGCTCACGAATGGGCATTTGCTATTGGTTGAAACCTTTGAGACGCTTGAACAATGTCAGGCGTATCGACAAGAAATTGAAGTTAAACAGCCCGGTGACTATTACTGTCGTTGGGTTCAAATGGATAAGACATAATGGCTGAAACTCTGAGACAACTAGGACTAGACAGGACTCGCGCTCGCAAGGGTGCAGCGCGTCCTGAACTCACTCCGTCTCAGATTCGTGGCCTACTGGCTGACGTTGCTACGGGTGGTGGCGTACCGTTTATCGATGCTGCTAGTCAAGCTGCACAAGGCAACTATGGGCAAGCTGCCGTCTCTGGTCTGCTAGATGCGCCTCCGGTGAAGATGGCCGGAATGGCATTGGCTCCGTTGATTGGGATGGTGCGTAAGGCTGCACCTATGGACGAAGCCTTGCGTATCGCACAAAAGAATGCTGCGAAACCTGTTAGCGAAGGTGGTCTAGGTCTGCCGCCTGATAACACGCCGATGGATAGGGCGCGGGCAATGGGTTTTGGGGATGAAGTTTTACTTCATGGAACTACAAATGATTTTCCTGCTTTTGTTGAATCTCGACAAAATATTTACGCTACCGATAGGCCGAAGATAGCGGATATTTACGCAATGTCTACTGGAAGGCATAAATCGTTGAGGGAAGTTACAGCGGGGCCGAATGTGATTCCATTGATGGCTAGAGGCAATCGACTTGATGTTTCTGACTTTAAAAATAATGAAGGTGGTTGGATGCGCGAAAACCTTTCGGAAATACTTGGTGTACCACCTGAAAGAAATCTATTCAAGAAGCTTCCAGAAAAGGGATATTCGTCTGCAAAAGTTGAAATGGATGATTTAGGTGGTAGGCAGTTTCAATATGTTTTCCCTGACCCTAAAGTGTTGCGTTCCCGATTCGCTGCATTCGACCCTGCCCGTATCAACGAAAACAACTTGCTTGCATCATTGGCCGCACTAGGAATCAGCGTTCCTGTTATGCGTGGACTGCTACAAGAGGAAGAAATGCAATGAAATCGCCAGCATGGACTCGCAAAGCCGGTAAGAATCCGAAAGGTGGCCTAAATGAAGAAGGTCGCAAGTCTTACGAACGGGCTAATCCGGGTTCTAACCTTAAGTCTCCTGTTAAGTCTGGTGACAATCCTCGTCGCGCAAGTTTTTTGGCTCGTATGGGGAATATGGCTGGGCCTGAGCGTAAGCCAGATGGTTCGCCTACTCGGCTCCTGTTGTCTCTGAAGGCATGGGGAGCATCTAGCAAGGCTGATGCAAAGCAAAAAGCTGCTGCAATCTCGGCACGAAACAAGAAAAAGTGAAAGTATTCATTGGCTGGGATAGCCGGGAGAACATGGCATATGAAGTCTGCCGCTATTCAATACTTTCAAGAAGTAATGTCGATTGTTTTCCAGTGGTGCAAAGCAACCTTCGAGATTATGGGCTTTATAGGCGTGGGCCTGATTCTCTGGCTGCGACTGAGTTTTCACTCACTCGTTTCCTTGTTCCGACTCTAGCGGTAACTGGGTATGCAGTCTTTTGTGACTGCGACTTTCTATTCCTAACCGACATTCACAAGGTCTTGGAAGAAGTAGACCCAAGCAATGCAGTCTCGGTTGTAAAGCACGATTACACGCCGAGCGAAGACACAAAGATGGATGGTTGCAAACAAACCATCTATCCGCGCAAGAATTGGTCTAGTTTCATGGTGTTCAACTGTGACCATCCGAGCGTTAAGGCATTAACGTCAGAAGTCGTAAATACGGCAGAACCGTCATACCTTCACCAGTTCAAATGGCTCAAGGATGATGAGATAGGCAGTCTCTCAGTAAGATGGAATTACCTGGTTGGTGTATACCCGAGGAACTATCCGAACATCAATGCCCTGCACTACACTCTGGGTGGGCCTTGGTTCAGCGAATATGAGAACTGCGACTTCTCAGACGAATGGAAATGCGAACAAAAGAAGTTCCTACAGTCAATGAAGTAGAGTATTACGGCTATGGCCGTTGGCTCGCTAATAGGGTTGGATTAACTAATGTCCCGCAAAACCGAATCAGGTTTCAGCATATGTGGATTTGGTGGGAACTCGAAGCTAGAGATATTCCATTTGCTCTTGACCCTGCCCTCAAGTCTTTTTCTAAAGAGTTGTGTCAAAGCGAACAAATTGCTTCAGTCGTATCTGGAATCACTGAATCAAAAGCGGTAGGTCTGCCATTCACAAACTTCCTGTGGAATGAACCTAGGGGCGACCTCCAGAGGAACGGTAAAGTCTTATACGTTCCTTCGCATAGCAATCCATGGTGCGACTTCTCAAAGCGTGTCCATGAGACTGTGAGTGGATACACGAAGGGAAATCAGGATGTGACCCTACTGCTCGCGTGGAATGACCAGAAGCTAGCAGATAACTACGGGCTACCATTTGAGATTGGGGCCGGAGTCTGGGAAATCACAAGTTTCTATAGGCTGCGTAAGATATTCAGCGAATACTCGTATATGCTGACTAGCCGCATGGGTAGCCATGTCCTGTACGCTCTGGCCTGTGGGATGAAAGTCGGGTTATGCGCTAGGCATTGGGACGACGAGATATACCATCCTCATGCAATCCAGCATGGTCTGGTTGATAGAGCAAAAGAGATTCGTAGCCTCAAGTATCTGGACAACCTATTCCCCGGCATCGTAGTAGAAGGCGGATTACCGAGTTACGATAAATGTCCAGAGATAATGGATACTTCACCTTTGGAAATAGCGAGATTGTTGGAATGGCCCGTCACAGCTACGGACTAGAGAACATCAAAGTACGTTCATGGGGTGAAGGTGCAAAACTCCATGTAGGAGACTTCTGCTCGATTGCAGACAACGTCACAGTCTTTCTGGGTGGTGACCATCGGACGGACTGGGTAACGACTTATCCGTTTGGTCACATTGGCCCGTGGAAGTGGAGTGGCGAAGGCCACCCAAAGACAAAAGGCGATGTAATAATCGGTAATGATGTTTGGCTAGCTTCTGGCTGCACGATTATGAGTGGGGTGAAAATTGGGGATGGTGCTATTGTTTCCGCAAGGGCAGTCGTCACAAAAGATGTTCCGCCCTATTGCATCGCCGCAGGCAATCCTGCTCGCGTGGTCAAGAAAAGATTTTCAGATGACCAGATTGCTAAATTACTTGCAAAGCCGTGGTGGCAGTTAAGTGATGCTGAGATTCAGTTACTAATCCCTAAACTCTGCTCTGACCGAATCGACGAATTGATATGCGAGTTGTATTCGTAAGCCACCCTAAATGGGGACACGCCGGCTCGACGATTTTGCGGTCAGTCCAGATGGCAGAGTTCTGCGGGAAGAATATTCCAGAACACCAGTTCAGCCATCAAACGCATTTTGATGTAAAAGATGCAGTAGTTATTTTGCATAAATTCTGGTTGCCACTAATCACGCAAAAAGAATTAAAGACTTTGCGAGATAACAATGTAGTAATTGCTGACCCTATCGATGGTTACTGTCCGATAGAAACTGACTATCAATGGTCGATACATAGTCAGCAGAAAGGCCACTACATTACGCATCTTGTCGACACAAGAATCCCGCGAGGGCTACGCACTCCGAGCGAGTTTGCTATTGGGTATTACGGGACTCTAAGTAACACGGCTGCACCAGAGGGCGTACAGTGCGTTTCTTGCTACGAGCAAGGGGTAGGTATCCTGAGCAAGTTTTCAGCGCACTACACGCTACGTCAGAGCGTCAGAGAGGCATACAAACCGCCCCTAAAGATATGGACTGCTGCCATATGCGGAGTTCCCGTACTTACTAGCATGGACAATGATGTACCGCTTTACTTAAAAGACTATAGGTACACTGCACACAATGTAGACGAAGCAAGAATCGTTCTAAATCAGATGAAGAAAGAATTTTTATCTGATAAGTGGGAGGAAGCCAGAGAGCAAGTAAAGGCAACCTATTCCGATAGTCGAGTGATAAAAGACGTTAAGGAATTCCTAGATGGCATTGCCTGATACGCTGCACCTAGGTTCCGGCAGACACTTCATGCCGGAGTTTTTCAACGCCGATATTCTGGAGCGAGTAAATCCAGATTGGCTATGCGATATTACGAATATCAAATGGGGCGAGACAGTCGATACAAAACGATTCGGCCCCGTCAAGATTGAAAAAGGAATGTTTAAGCGAATCGTCACGCACGATTGCTTGGAACATATTCCCGACCTAGTAACAGCTATGACTAACTGCCGCGACCTATTGTGTAAGGGCGGCACGATGGAGATTGGCGTTCCTTACTGGCTGAGTCTAGGTGCAGACCAAGACCCGACTCATGTTAGACGATTTAACGAAATGAGTTTTATATACTATGCTGACTGGGCATGGTATCTGGGATGGCCGGATTCAGATAGGTTTGAAGTCTTGTCAATTCAGTTTAAGAAATCTGCTTTCGGGGAAACACTGAAAGGCGATATGGCAAGTATTCTTAGAACTCCGACTGCGGTAGACAAGATTTATTGCACCATGAGGCGGACATGACAGCAGATGAAATTTTCGAATCCCTCTTGGGCAGAACGATTGAGGGAGTAGATGTAGATGATGGTGATATCTATCTGGAACTGGACGACCAGAGGGTGTTCGGTCTATGGATAGATGATGATGGCGATCTCAATGCATCACTCATGACACCGAAAGCAAACTAGCCCCCGAAGGGGCTAGAGTTAGAACTGATATATGGCTAGCAGGGTGACAAGGGCGACTAGGGTAGCAGTCGCAAGGTATCCTAGAAGTTCGTTCATTTAACAGCCTCGTACATTGCCTTATCAATGGCGCTCACTGCGCCCCAGAATTCGTCTGGATACTTAATAACAAGACTTTGATACTTTCCTGCCGCGAACATCAGGTTCCTGAGTGCTGCGAGCAATTCTTTATTCTGCTGCTCAAGGCTAGTGATGTATGCAAGTTCGTCAGTGCTGTCAACATATTCCATGATTTAATCTCCGTGTAATCCGGCATAAATGCCGTGTAGTTAGTAGAACACAATTTTGGGTTATGGGTTATACCGTTTGCTTATGGACGGTATAAGGGAATGCTTATAGTCTCGAACGTGACAACTTCCCTGAGATAGTATCAAAAGGGATTGACGCCCTACGCGAGGGCGTCTCTTATTACGCAAACTCTTTGTATGCAGAGATTAGGTTACGGGCAATCTCGCGCCAGTTAACTTGAGCGAGGAATGCGAGGGCATAGTCTCTGGCGAGACCGTGGCTAGTCTCGTCTATGTAGTCCTCGCAATAGCACTGGATGTTGTCGGCTAGGATGTGCTCTGGAGTATCTGCACCAGTTTGGCAGAAGACAGTCGGGTCTAGACCATCCACAAGTTCAAGGTTAACTCGCCATGTTGCGTAGTTAGTCCAACCGTTATAAGTAGTATCAGTAGTCATTTTGAGGCTCCCGTGTAGTAGCAGTCGAATCGCTGCCGTAGATGTATTGGAACACAAAAAACAGAGCGCGTGTATCAGAGTTTCTTATAGTTGAACAACAAAGACCTTATAGGTGTGAACATGAATGAGAATGATTCTCACAACAAAGTAGTGAGCAATAGGAAGCCGCCTAATGCTGGCATGGGTAGGCCAAAGGGAGTGCCTAACAAGTCCACTAGCACTGTCAGAGAGGCCATCGCTAACCTGCTAGAGCGCAATGGCGAGAATATGGACTCATGGCTTCAAATGGTTGCTTACGGCGATGAGTCGCTGAAGGTGAAGGCGCAGCCAGACCGAGCACTTGAGATTATGGCTAAGCTGTCTGAGTATCACATTCCGAAGTTGGCGCGTACTGAAGTGACGGGTGACGGTGGCGGCCCACTCTCTATCAAGGTAGTGTCTGGCATTGATGAGTGAACGTGTTATAGATACTGGATATCGACCAAGAGAACCTCAAAGGTCTATCCATAAAGCGGTTGCTGCCAATCGATTTACTGTAGTCGTTGCTCATCGTCGAATGGGTAAAACTGTTGCAGCAATCAATCAGCTAATCCACTCTGCGCTAAAGTGTGGCAATGACAATCCTCGATATGCGTACATTGCACCGACCTATGGACAGGCCAAGAGAATCGCATGGGATTATCTAGAACAGTTCACTAGACCTCTTGACG